GGTGGCAGCCTGGATATTCACGGTGAAACCTATGCTTTTCTCACCTCGGCGGTTGAGACCAACCTGGCCCAAAATTGCTACTGGGACGGCAACTATTGGGTACGCCACGACGAATCAAAACCGTGCGTTACGGTGTTTGCCAACGCCGGTAACGTGTATGTGCGCAAAGCCGAAGCAGGACCGAACCCGATCACCTGGAGCTACAGCGAAAAGTTACGGGACAGTGGCGACACGTACGATAAAACGAGCATCAATAGCTTTTTGGATCAACTGCGCCAGTCGTTGAACAGCATCACACCAGTGGTTGATCCTGATCGACGCAGAGCTAAAGAAGAAGGCCAACAAGGGCACCACACTCGCTGATTCGGATCTTAAAGCCATTCCGAACGTTAATCCCCTGCCGAAGGCAGCCTGGATATTCACGGCGGCTCCTACGGGTTTTTTGACGGCCCTGAACGAAACCCACCTGGCGCAAAAACTGCTACTGGAACGGCAGCAACTGGATGCGCCCACGACGAATCCCGATCGTCGGTTGTCCTGATTGCCGGCGCCGGTGTTCTGCGCGTGCAGCGCGTTGCCCCCTGGGCCGAACCCGATTGTGTTTACGGGTTCGTCCGAGATCATCGGACAGCAGCAAAAGGCCCTTCCTGGTGTGGCCGGCATCGCGCCGATCGCCAACCTGGAACAACTGGACGCCGGGGCCGATGAAGCCAGCATCGTGACGCCGCGCACCCCTGCGTTGGGGCTTTTCGATCAGCCTGGCAGACAACGGCTACATTGCGTTCCCCCGTTGGATGGGGGGATTGGATCATCCAGTGGGGCAATGCCTACATCGCAAACAACGGCAGCCATTCCTGTTCCCCGATCGGGTTCCCCAACAAATGTTTTGTTCTCAACATGGGCACGGGCGAGGACACATCCGGCCCAGGCCGAGGTGATGAACATTGTGTCCGGCTCCCGCACCCCGTACCGGCTTTATCGCCAATGCCACGGCGGTATCCACCTACGGCTACATCGCGATCGGCCATTAAGGATTCCCATGAGCAAATACTTTTACAGCCCGTCGCTGCACACCTTCCTGGTGGACGGCATTCACCCAAAAACGCCCAGGCGACAGCGTGCCGATCAGCTACCAGGACTACTCCTATTTGCTGGCCAAGCAGTCCGAAGGCTTGCAGATCGTGTTCGACAGCGAAACCAAACAGCCTGTGGCGCGCCTGGCGCCCGGGACCAGCAAACCCGAGCAACTGCAGAGCCTGTACCGGCAGAAGAGCAGCGAGATCAATACCGCGTGTGAAACCGCGATCACCGGCGGCTTCTGGTCCCCGGCGTTGGGTGCGCCTCACCAGTACCCCAGCAAACTGGATGATCAACTGAACCTTACCAGTGTGATTCTGCAGGGCTTTGACAGCCCCTACGGCTGCCGCGACGAGGCGGGCGTCAAAGAGCTGCGCCAGCACACGGCCAAGCAACTGCGCCAGGTCAGCGAAGACTTCACCACCTTCAAAATGGAGCTGCTGCAGCGGGCCAATGTGCTTAAACAGCGGCTGGACCATGCCCTGGCTCATGGCGACTTGAACGCCATGGAGGTAGTGACCTGGGAGAGCCTGCAGCCATGAACTGGGCGCCGGTGACCATGCGCTGGCCAAGTCAGGCCACTCAATGGATGGGCCAGCTGTCAGCGGCCAAGGATCTGGCCAGCCACCGAGCAGGCCAGCACGGCCAAGCGCCTGGCAGACCTGAGCGGCAAGACCAGCACCAATCCGGGGCCGGTCGGTGATGCCGCCCAGGGCGCGATCACTGCAGGCCGTGACGCGCTCGCCTCTCAGATGGGCGAGGCGCCGGCGTGCCTGGTGGTGACGCCGTTTCAAAGCGGTATCGGCCAGGGCCGCGGATATCAGCGTTTCCTGTCGGCGCCAAACTTGCTGCAGCAGCTGGCCGGCAAGCTGGTGGACGTGAGCGACACCGGCCGGCCCGATGGCCCCAGTTCGCCTGTGTCTGATGTTCCTGGCCACGCGCTTTGATCAGTTGGCCGAGAGCCTGGCGCGCTTCAATGCGTTGTTGCCGATGCCTGACCTGGTGCGAGCCGAACGCCGAGCGCGGCACCTGTCGAAGCTGGAAACGGAAAAGTGGGAGATCCCCACCGCCGGCGCCTTGCCGCGCTGGCAGACACTGCCCCTGGAGCGCTGCACGGTGGTCAAGGCCGCCCAGCAATCCATGGCCGGCCAGCTTTCTGTCCTGGAGAGCTACGCCGCCGACAGCTCGCCCATGGCGGATCTTTCGGCCTTGGCCACGCGCAAGGCTGCCCAGCAACAGAGCCGCGACAAACAACTGGATGACCTGAAAGCGCTGCTGGCCAACGGCAACCCGACAGCAGCATGCGCGCGCGTCTGATCGGCCCGGCAACGCCACCGAGCTGCGCCAGGCGCTGTTGCAAGGCGAGGCCCCTGGGCATGAGTGGGTATTGTGCGCCGGCGCGCTGCTGGTGGGATCTGAGCAGGGCCTGAGCTTTGTTCGTGAGCTGGTGGGCCTATGACGCTACTACTCGACGGGCAAGAGGTACGCGGGAAGAACCTCAAGGTCACCGGCAATCTGCGCATTGAGAGCGACGACCTGTCAGGCCAAACCAGCAACACCGACAAGGGGCACAAGGGCTTCAAGCCCAAGACCCTGACGGTCACGCTGATGATTCCATTTGTTGACCAGGTGCAACTGCGCGATTTGATGCGCCTGGTGGAAGCGACCGCTAGCGGTGGCCAGCTCAAGACGTACCGCATCGTCAACGACACGGCGGCCGCGTTCGGCATGCGCCAGGTGACGTTCACCGAAGGCATGAGCGCCCGGGAAGACGACAACCTGCGCGGCTGGTTAATCCAGTTCACCCTGACAGAAAAGCTGTCCAACCCTGAGAAAGTCGAAGGCCGGCGCCCAGGTAATAAGGTGACAGCCCAGTCAGGCCCCGGCGCGGCGGTGGGCGGTACTGGCGACGGTGGCGGCTCCAGCGAAGGCCCGGAGGAACTGACAGGCTTTGAGGCCACGCTGAAAAAGGTGGATGGCTGGCTGGGCGGGAGTAACACCCCATGAAGCTGCACAAGGTGTTGGCCATCGGTGGTGCGCCCTATGTCCTGGTCAAGAACGAGGTGCGGCTGGATGCCAAGAGCCCCGGCCGGGCGACCTTCACCATCCAGGCCACCGCCCCGGTCAAAGGCCTGGTGACGCTCGATATCGGCTACAACGACAGCACGCTGCAGCGCCACTTCATCGGCTACGTCGAACGCTCCACCACGGCCAGCAGCACCCAGCAGGTGCTGTTCTGCCGCGAACTGGCGGCAATCCTGGCCAACCCGCTGCCGCTGAACCTGCGCCACGTCGATCTGCGCGCTGTCCTGGTCGAGATCAGCCAGCACACCGGCCTGCGCTTTCGCGTGCCAGACAAGCCCTACGCCGGGTTAAGGCGCCGTTCTTCTACAGCCTGGCCGCCGGCTATCAAGCGATGGACAGCCTGGCCCGGGTGTTCAACATCCCCGACTTTATCTGGCAGCAGCAGGGTGATGGGAGGTGTTCGTGGGCAGTTGGGCTGACAGCTTCTTTGGCGTTCGCCCGCCGCTGCAGTTGCCGGCGGAACTGTTCGACGACTACCAGGGCAACCAAAGCGCGATGATTGCAGCCCTTCCCGGGCTACGACCAGGTGCAACGATCAACCACGGCGAGCGCATCACCAGTGTGGCCCTCGTCGATAATCAGATGGCCATCCGATGGACGACGCAATCAAGCGCAGCGTAGAACGACAATTCCCCGAACTCACCGGCGGTTACCACCTGCCACGTTTTGCCCGAGTTGTTGCCGTGGCCGACGCACCGGCCGGCGCCGGGATCTGTGACGACTTCCGGCCGCGCTATGCGGTTGATATCGAGGTCCTGGGGCCGGATGGCGAGCCAGACAGCAAACTGCCCATCCTTGCCGGCGTGCCGTTGCCGCTGCCCACTGGTGGCGAGGAAATGGGCATCTATGCCTTTCCCGAGGAAGGCACCCAGGTGGTGGTGTGCTTTGCCTACGGCCTGCCGCACAAGCCCTATATCCAAACGATCCTGCCCCACGGGCTGAGCATGCCGAGCGTGCCGAAGGGTGACCAGGTGTGGCAGCACAGCGAGGCGTGCCAGCAGCGTGTGGACGCCGACGGTAACTGGCTACGCCAGACTGACGGCAAGATCCTGGACAAGGCGATCGAGCGGGAAGTGGAGGCCATGGGCAACACGGAGCGCTATCAGAACCACACCAGGACGGTAGACGACCATTCCAGCGAGTCAGTGGGGGGTATCAAGACGATCGAGGCCCTGGGAGCGCTCAAGCTGCTATCGGGCGGATCTGCCAGCCTGGCGGCGATGGATGATCTGCACCAGGCGACCGGGCGGGACTTGAACCTGGTGGTGGGGCAGAAGCACAACGCCACGGTGGGTGGCGATATGGAGGAAAGAATTGAGGGACTCCGCCAAAGCGTGGCGGCGGTCAGCCAGCGACTGGTCGCCCCCAAGACCTGGTTGGGTTCTGAGAGTGTTAACGTACTTCAGGTGCTGTGTGATTTGCTCGACCTGGTGCAGAGAATGAACACGCAAATAGCTGAACATACCCATCTACCAGGTTCAACCCCTAGCCCTGTCGATGTAACTGCTTTCACTGAAAAAGCTGCAGTTGCTTCGATATTGGTTGTTAAGTTAAAAACAATCACGACATGACTTAAGCAGCTTTTTATGGTGCAGTTGATTCAATTTTCAAATGTCCATGGCGTGCCCGAATCACCCGAAAAATTTCTCTCGATTACTGGTCCTGTTGGATTGATGTGCATGTATCCGCCAGTTTTCTCTATGTATTCAATTTCGCCTTCATATACCTGCTCTATAGCTGATTGGTTTCCTGAGAAATGTAAAATTGTCAGTATGTAACTTTTGACGCATCTAAATGCACATATGGCATGGACGGTGGTTTTTCCAATGGATCGTTGACGGATGATTTCGCCATTTTCCCCATAACCGATCAGGGTTACGCTCATGTTGTTGATCTGGGTATTTATTTCGCGTATTCCGAACATTAAAGATATCCAATAAATGTCGCTGGCGGCTGTTCTGTACCACGTAAAGGTTCTGTCAGGGTCGGAGTTCAGAAGTACTTGGTCTAAACAGGTTCTTATGAATTTTATTTTTCCGATTACTTGAGATATTAATTCTTTGTCGAGTTCAGGAGTGCCATTTTCAGGCGAACCTTTGAAAAGCAGGCCGTGCAATTTTGGGTTGATTTTGTAATCGACTTCGAGTGTGTCAAGAAAAGTGATGGTGCCCATTTTGTCAAAGTATGCAAAGAACTCTTTTCGATGAGCATAGAAAGCATCTAGATTGTTTTTGTGCTTGGCTATTGTTATCTGGCGTGCCGTCTGTTCTGTAGAGTGGAACCTAGCAACAACTACCCCCAGCGGGATCGCCAAGGAGAAAAGAGCTATAGGGAGAGTGCTAATTTCAATAAATTTTTTAAAACCTTCTGAAGAAATGGAAATGTCGTAGCCTTGCCAGCTAATCCAGCCAAAGCTTATAAAATACATGGCAGGAGTGAAAATGCTCCACCAGAATAATGCCTGTTTCGCCAATCCATCGTCCGGCTTAAGGGAGAAAATTTTCCAGATTTCAGTTGGTCGAAATAGCCCTTTCTTAAAAAATACTCCAACCAGAAATGTGGTTAATATCGAAGGGCAGATGATCAATAATAGCAATTGTAATGCGTTCATTTTGCGGGTTCTTCCTGCTCTGTCTGAAACTCTACCGATACCTCTTTTTGGTGTAAGTGTATTTCGCCAGTTTTTATATCTTGTAGTACGGCTTTTGCCGCAATTCTTCCTTCATATTTTGATAAGGTTTTAGTGGCGCGCATGCTATATATGAATGCTAGCTTTTCCAGTTTAAGTTTTCCGTATATGCAGTCTGGCCAAGTTATGTAATGGCCTGTAAAGTCGTATTCTTTGATGCGGTTTTCAAATTCTTCAAAGTTGCCGTTGTTGTGTGCGAGTTCATTGTGTAGTGTGGATATTGTTGTGATGGTTCTGCCCGCTTCGTTGATTATAATTATTTCATTAGACATGCCTGATATTTCATAAGGCTCACCTCTTTTTAATGTGGTGTTTGCCTCGATCCAGTCAAGATCTAGTTTTAGTGTGGGGCGTACCTTTTCTAAGTGATATATTGTGCCAGCCACATGTATTGTTTTTATGCCGGAAGCTATCTCTAAGTCCTCGCTTGTAGGCTCTCTAAGCATCTTTAGTTCTATGCCTTTATGGTCTGCGAATACTTTTGCACCTTTTTGATATCCGGTTTTTGTTATAAAGATTCCTTGGATATTACCTATGTCGTCGAGGGCAGCCGCGAAATCCCTCACTTTGCCCACTGTTATTGTTGATGTGTAGTTTTTACACTCCACGGCTACGCGATGAGTAATGCCTGCAACTTTGAATTCCCAGTAAACATCTAGTTGGTGTTTTTGTGTGGATTTTCCCTCAATGTTGACGTTGTGTTTTACGGAGATAGTGTCGAAACCGTCAGCTTTAAGTATTTCTTCGTAAACTTCGCGCGTTAGCTTTTCGTATTCAGTATCAAGATTAAACATATTCGACTCCCTGAAATTGGTGTCAATATGACATTGCTTTTCGCTTGAGTGAAGCGCTCGACGCCGTATCCCTGCAAACGTTCGACTACAACAATCACCCAAGCCGACACCACCAAGATTGTGCATAAGCACATCCCTCAATGTACTCAATACCACTCAAGACGAAGCCAGATGGGGCCATGCCGGCCAGTGATGCGTCTAGCAGCGGAGGTAGTGGATCTGGTTCGAGCGGTAATCCCTTCGACACTCTGGCTACATTTGAGCTGCGCCCAAGCTCATTGGCTACCTGTGGGGCAACAAGCACGTCTCCCCTGATCGCTGGATAGCGCCGTCTTTCTTGCGCGCTCAGTGCGACGCCTTTGCACCGCATAGGTGTGATTAGCATATGCATAAGAAGTACTCCCCTATTCGTCACAAGGATCGTCCAGAAGCGCTTCTACGGCGTAAGCCAATGCGCCATCGGCTTGCTCAAGAAGATCACTGAGGCCGTTGGAGTCAATCAAGTGCGTCCTGCGTAGGAGATGGGCTTGTTCCACCAGCAGTTTGTGGTGGGCGCCCGGATGTCTTAGCAGCGCCTCCTCGTCTTTTAAGAGTGACAACCAGGTGTCAATCGTCCATGCCTGGGGCAGGTTATGCGCGCTCAT